CTATCCTAGATAGTGAAGGCGTCAACTATGAGCCAAAGGTTGTCGCTGAGGTGGTCCAGAAACATTTCCCTGACTTCCGTCGCACACTCAATGAGTTGCAACGGTATTCTTCTTCGGGAAAGATTGATACAGGTATCCTTGGTGTCTCCAATGACATCAACATTACCAACCTCGTGGGATATATTCGCACAAAAGAGTTTACCAACATGAAGAAGTGGGTGACTCAGAATATGGACAACGAGCCTATTTCTATTATGAGAAAGATCTATGACAACCTCTACAACCATGTCCAACCAAAGTCCATTCCTGAAGCAGTGCTGGTCATCTCTGAGTATCAGTATAAGTCTGCTTTCGTTGTTGACCAAGAGATCAACATGGTGGCATTCCTGACTGAGTTAATGATGAGATGTGAATTCAAATGAATGTAAAACTATTCCGTATGCGGTCTGGCGAAGATGTCGTTGCAGACCTGATCGAAGACACTGCACTTAGTGTCACCTTCTGTAACCCTATTGTCGCTATCCCTAGTGGAGAAGGCAGACTAGGGTTTGCTCCTTGGGCACCACTTCTGAATGGACGTGACGCACCTGTGACTGTCCCCAAAGACTACCTTGTCTTCGGTCCTCTGGACACTCAAGCAGAGGTAGTCAGACAGTTTGAGTCAATGTTTAGTATCATTGAAACTCCTAGCAAGAAGTTAGTGTTATGATGGAGAAGCGGAGAGCACAGGTTAAGTCTAAATTTTATTACATCTTCTGGGGTGTTGCTACTGCTTCAGTGCTGCTAGGTCAACTCTATGTTGGTAGTGGATACCGTAGCTTGCATTACTCTATGGAAGACCTAATTAATAAGGTTAACGGTGTGCTGATAGAAGCAAAACCAAATCAATACGAGGGATACATGTGAGGCAGAATTACGATCAACACAACTTCTTTCCCGTTCAGTGTCATGAGTTTCGTTGTGATCAATTTTTAGTTGATACTACTCTAGATCTTATAAAAGATCTGGAGTATAAGGCTTACAACGAACCTACTGGGGTTAAAACAAGCGATGATATTCATCGTAGGGAAGTATTCAAACCACTCATGTCTTGGTTTCAGGAGTGTGTAGACACTATACACTTTGATTCTGGGTATGACTGTGATCGTTTGGCAGTCAACAAAGCATGGGCAAATAGATCCCTAGCAAAGTCTGCTCATCATCATGATGCTCATAGGCATCCTATGTCTTACCTGAGTGGTATCTTCTACCTCACTACAGGTGCTCCTACAATCTTTGTTGACCCTCTATTCCAGAGGGAGTGGGCATCCTTCCACCTAGATGGTAACGTCGCTCAAGAGTTGGCATTCCATGGTGGTCCAGGTGGGTTGATTGTATTTCCTAGTTACATAATCCATGCCAGTTTACCCAACACTGGTGATGTTGATAGGTATTCTATTGCCTTCAACACCTATCCTGATGGTCGTGTTAATAGTGGTGGGTTTGGTAAACCCATGACTAAAGTCAAAGTAGAATCATGGAATGATGATCTTGGACCATTGAGACTTAGTGACTATGCAAGGGACTGAATTACATATGTTTCCTGTCGTGTGCAGGACATATCAACAACCAGACGAGACTCTCAATCAACGTGTGATTGAATCCATGGATGGGTATCCTGCTCAGCAGTCTAACTTTCCTGAAGGTGTCATCACTTCACGTCCTGATCTCCATAAACTTGAGGAGGGTCCTATCACAGAGTTGAGACAATTCTTCTGGGACTGTCTAGCAGAGTATAGGTATGCCTACAAACTCTACTGTGATTCCTTAGAGATCTCTTCTATGTGGTTTAACCATGCACCTGCAGGGAGTGGGTATGGACACCCCTTACACAGGCATCCAATGTCCTATCTGAGTGCTGTTTACTACCTCACTCCTGGTGCTCCTACCTTCTTTGAGGATCCTGTTACACCTCGCACATCTGATACACTAGATATCTTCCAAGGTGATATGATGGAGAGGGACTCTGGGATCAATGAAAAATTAATTGCAGAGGAGAATAAACTTATTCTCTTTCCCTCCTGGTTACGACACTACTCAGGTCGTCAACTAGACAACCATGACCGTTGGACTATTTCATTTAATGTATTCCCTTGTGGTAACATTAATATTGGTCCATTTGATATGCCACAACTACACGTCTCTATACAATGAAGTATTTGAAAACTCCACTCCGCTATCCTGGTGGCAAATCAAGGGTAGCAAAGATGTTGCTTGAGAAATTCCCAAGTGAGATCAATGAATTTCGTGAGCCCTTCGTGGGCGGTGGGAGTGTAGCACTGCTATTCTCTCAGAAGTATCCTGATATTCCTGTATGGATTAATGATAAGTATGTCTACCTCTACAGTTTTTGGAAGATGCTCCAAAAGCGTGGCGATGAGTTATCGGATACTCTCTATAATATCAAAGTCGAAAACAGCACGGAAGAAAAAGCGAAAGAGTTATTCATCTCTGCTAAAGCAGAGATATCCAACGCAGATACTTTTCGCCAAGCTGTGCTCTTTTGGATTCTTAATAAGTGTAGCTATAGCGGGTTGACTGAAAACTCTTCCTTCTCTAAGACAGCATCTAATCAAAACTTCACCACCCGTGGTGCTCATAACCTGAAGAATATCTCTGAGATTATCCAGCGTTGGCGCATCACTAATCAAGATTACGAGGTCGTAATGAATACTGAGGAAGGGTTGAGTAATACATTCATCTTCCTAGATCCTCCATACAAGATCAACACATATCTCTACGGCACTAACGCCGAGATGCATAAGAATTTTAACCACACTCAGTTTGTGGAAGACTGTAAGGTATGTCCTCACAATTGGTTGGTTACATATAACATTGACGATGAGTTGAAAGAAGCATATACTGACTACAATCAAGAAGAGTTTCGTATCACCTATGGTATGAAGCACCGTCCAGATAATAAACTCAAGACTGAATTGTTAGTTACCAACTTCACTGAATCCACTCCTCTGGCATCCCTCTATGAAACAGTATGACATTCCTCTCAAAGATTACCTCAACAGTATCAACCTGAAGCAAGGAGATCTTTCTGAGGATCCTCTTGCCATGAAGAAGTATCCAGCATACGTTATCAACAAGTGTTTGATGCACCATCTTGATACATTGATGCACGCTAATGAGATGAATGCGTGTCAGAATTTAGACAGTGACTTACAATATCAATATTTCCTATATAGTGTGAGGAAATCGAAGAGATTCTCTCCGTGGGACAAGAAGATAAAAGACAGTGATCTTGACCTAGTTAAGAAATACTATGGTTACAACACTGAGAAAGCACAAGCGGCACTAAAGATTCTAACCCAGGACCAACTACAAATTATTGCATCTAAATTGAATACTGGAGGCAGAAGAAATGAGTGATGAGATCCAATGGTCTCAAGACATGATGTTGGAAGTGACGCTTAAAGAACCCGACGATTTTCTCAAGGTAAGAGAAACCCTCACCCGCATTGGTGTTGCATCTAGGAAAGAGCGCAAACTGTATCAGTCTTGTCACATTCTCCACAAACGTGGTAAGTATTACGTCGTACACTTCAAAGAGTTGTTTGCGTTGGATGGTAAACCAACAAACATCACTACGAATGATATTGAACGTAGAAGTCGCATTGCGAAACTGTTATCAGACTGGGGTCTGATCGACATCGCTCACGAGGAGGAGGGAGTAGCACTTGCACCCCTCAACCAAATCAAAGTCTTGTCCTTCAAGGATAAAGGTGAGTGGACTCTTGAGTCCAAATATAATATTGGAAAGAAAAAACAACCTGCAGAGGTATAACTCAACATGGCAGACACTCGTCCTGCTGATGATGAGAAGGATACTAATAATGAAGATAAGAGTGAAGTACTTGGTAATTTAGTGAAAGTGACGGTCCTTATATGGTCCGCATCCTTGCTCACATTTAGCTACGTCCGACTTCCCAACGGACAGAAAATTTTAGATTTCGATCCTACCTTCATAGCTTCGGTCTTTAGCGGCTCTCTCGCTGCCTTTGGCCTCAGTCCAGCAAAAACTGGTGGTGGTGGTAATGGTAATGCTCCAAAGAAAGCCCCGTCAATCGGTAAACAGGAGGAAAACAATGCAAAAGTTAATTAACGCTATGGCAGTCCTCTCGTTTCTGGGGACTGCATCTATCATCGGTGGTGGCACCTATCTGTATGTACAGAAGGATGCTATTACTGCACAACTCATGGGTAAGGTGGCAGCAGCAGCGACAGAAGCAATCGCTGGTGCCCTACCTGCTCTGGTTGATGGCGCAGTGCCTGAGTTGCCTAAGGCAACTGGAGGTGCATCTCTACCAGGGTTGCCATGAATACCAAAGTAAAGATAGCAGCAGGTGCGATTGGCGGTCTATTCGCTGTCGCACATATTGGTTTGCTTGGGTATGTAATCCATAGGCCGAAGCAACCTGAGGTAACTCAGGTCCCTACTATTAATATTCCACGAGGCACTCCATACTCTTCATATAGAATTGAAGCAGGTAAGGATGGTTATAGTATTGAATACAGGGCAAACGATCCTAAGATTCTTGAGTCGCAGAAATCATTAAGTCTAGACAAATCTAAGTCTGGTTTCTTTGGTGGTAACAGCACTGAAGTTAGGTCGGAGTTTCGCTCTGATCAATACACCATGGAAGGCACTCGTAATATAGGGGGTGCAACAGGTGAATTGGGAAAGATGGGAGGTGTAAGCGCAGAGTGTATCGCGGCGGACGCTGGAGCACGGTCTCAAGGTGCAATGGCAGGCACCGCAATTAGTGCTGGTCTTGTCGTCCCTGCTGTCGCTAGCATCCCTTACGTTGGATGGTTAGCAGGTGGTTGGGCACTACTCCTAGGACAAAAGATGGGCTCTGAAGCAGGATCACAAGTGGGGTCAGTATTTAATGATTGCTAATTTTAATTATGAAAGAGTTGATTGTCCCTCACACTCGTGAGTATCATGAGTTAAAGAGCCTTGTAACAGGGGAGTTTTTCCCCTGGATGAGGACTCAAAATAAGTTAGATAATTTTTACTTCTATAGTCATATCTTTCTAGAGAGACCTGAGGTTGCTGGATACCCAGTACAACAATGTGAATACCTACAGTTATTCCAGGCTGTCTTTAGTCAGATCTGTCAACATAATGAGGACATAGGATTCAACTACCTCTTAAGGATGAATGCAAATGCTATTGAGCCGTTGCCATCCAACCCTAAGATCGGTGCTGTGCATGAAGATCATACCTTCCCACATAAAAACGTTATCATATATTTGACTGACGCTGGTGGTGATACCATCGCTGGTGATGAATCATTCCCTGCAAAGGAAGACACTGCGTGTCTATTTGAGGGACCACATTGTCATGCTCTACCTGAGAAAGATCGTCGTGTTGTATTGGTGGTAACCTATGCCTGATATCCCCGATATTGATATCAATATTAGAAACATTGACATTGGGAATGTTAGAATTTCTGAAGTCCGTGACTGGATTGTAAATCCACCAAGAGTACTCCCACCCAGTGTCCCTATCACAGATCAGATAGGTGTGCCTATTGTAGACATGCCTGGATGTGTAGAGGCACACGAGTCAAAAAATAATTCTAATACTGTAGGTGTAGATGATGAGAATGGACTGATAACATACTGCGATGCTGGTATGCCAAACTTCAGTCCTCTTGACTACGACACTAACAAGATGGACTTTGAGTATAACTCTCCAGTCCCACCAGTAAAATCTCCTGAGCAACCAGAGGTTGACACACCAGAGATCCCTGCAGGCACTGGTGCAGCTACTGCAAAGGTAGACTGTCCTACAGAGACAC